CGATGCATGGGTTGCCATGTATCACGATGAACCCGGACACGATGCCGCCTCGCGCTGCATGACGGACGTTATCCGCGCCGCCATTGCCCGCGCCACTGGTTAAAAGATCAGTGCCCGGTCAGGGTTTCCACCGATCCATGCGGAAACCCTGGCCGGTAATATTTCCAGACCCCAACTAAGGAGAGCCCCCATGACCAAGGCAACAAAGTTTATCCGCGAAGCTGCTGCGCGTTGCCGCGCTAGTGGTGTCACCGTCGATATCGACTCCCGTTTTCCTACGGTTGCAATCGATGCGCCGGGGGAGGATGGCATTTCCTGGCAAGGGCACGTAGCCGAGAATTTTATCGGCGAGGTTCGCGCACTGTGCAAGCGTTACCCGTCATTAGACGAAGACACTGCCGCGCTCGCACTGGCCGAACCCTATGCTGAATGCTGCTTCAACTAAGGAGCCCACAATGAACAAGAATTCTCTGCTTTCTTTCGTCCGCTCCGGTGGTTGGGCATGGCCTGGGGGCTATCCGTGCGCGCTCCTAATGGCCGATGGTGAGTGCATCGATGCCAAGGCCGCCCGGGAAAACTACCGTCAGATTCGGCGTGCGATGCTGAACGAGCGTCCGTGGTGGGTCGATGCTCAGTGGACACCACGCGAGGTTTTCGTCCATTGGGAGGGCGAGCCGCTCTATTGCGCTCACTCCAATCGGATCATCGAATCAGCATACGGGGTGCCCGATGCGTGATCGTCTGCTAGATATTCTCGTTGCCGTGATCCTGGCTGGGGCTTTCTTTGCCCTTGTCTGCTGGGGTCTGGGTGTTCTCGTCCAATGAAAGGAAACGACTATGTATCCGCTCGCAATCTCCGTTATCAATGATCCTCTTACCTACGAAGCCCGCAAACACGCGGCCCGTAAGATGATCGAAGGCTACTATGACCGCGACGCCTACCGGCGCACAATCCGCGCCATTACAAACGACAAAGCCCGGGCGGAAAGGGCAGCGTTTAACGTCAAGATCAAACCCGCCGAGATTACCGCGCAAGCCGCCGAGGTTGCCGATTACGCTCTAACGCACGAACGAGAGTGCATCGCTCAAGGCTACGACAAAACCCAGCGTATCGGGGCATCCATCCGGCGCTGGTGGGACGATGCAAACGGCAATTCTTACTTTTCAGTCTGGATCAGAATACCGCAAATTGACGGGGGGTTTTCTACCGTAAAAGTGCCTTACCAATACGGGAGGGATTCGCACCCTGAATGGGAAACCGTTCGCGCCCTCGTGGAACTAGGAATTTTCGAGGAGGGAACGCGCCTACCGAGAGAGTGCCCTATCGACTTCGATGATCAGGGCTACATGAAACGCAACACCCTGTGATGCCATGCAATACACCATCAAACCCAGCTCTATCGCCGCGATCCAATACATCGAAACCGATGACGGGCAGATTTTCGATGCAATCTTTATGAGCGAAGGCAAACCCGCTGAAGTTCACCCACGCGGGAGTATTAAGAACATTGCCGCCACAATGCCCCTGCCAGTTCTTGCGGCAGTTAACCGGAATTTCGGCGTTATGTTTGCCCTGCCTTACGATAGGAGGCAATCTCAGATTGACAGCTCTGTCCCTGAGATTGTGGAGTGCTGATCCGCACCTATTGCCCATACCGTGGGCAATGAGGGCCGATCCGGTCCGATAACCAAGGAAACGCATGAACGACTACCAAGCAAACGGCTTCGAGAACCGACGCGCCTATCTGGACAATCTCGCAGAGGAATACCCCCGAGAGGTGGTCTACGCCCTGGCAGGGATGCTAGGGCCGAATGAAGATTTCGACGGGCTTGTAACCGCCCTCGAAGATGCCGCCGACGAATTCTGAAACCGCTGCCCCTTCGGGGGCCTTTGGGGGACCTATGACAAATTTCCTATGGGCCTGGAACCACTACGCCCCGCTCTCTGACCCTTCGATGACCCGTAAACGAGCCGCCCGCCTTCTATGGGCGTGGCGCAGAACATCACGCAAGCCCACTAGCATGGGATCGTACCGCCGCACTCTGCGGAGGATTGCGCCGCACGTTTACCGGGTCACAGACTCCGGTGAAATTGGAACCATGACGATCATTAGGGGCGAAGCATGACCGGATACCTATCCTTTTCAAACGGAAATTACCGGGTAATCGTCCAGGGGATGCCGATCTGCAAGGATGGCCCGCCAGACTTTGCCCTGCGCGCCGCCGCATCGCTTCGGGTAACACTTCAGCCGGAAGCATGGAACGGCGACCGGGGGGAGTGGGTCACGCTTTCAACAATCGATGAACTGCAATGAAACACATTCAAACACCGTGGATTAAGACCCCGCATCAGATCATTCGCATTTCTTGGACCGTTGACGGTTCATCAGGTTCTACTGAGTGCGAAGCAGACCGCGGCCAGTATGAAATTGAATCGCTGGAGCGGGCGGGTTATGTAATTCTTTCAGTGGGGGCAGCATGAACCATACACCCGGACCGTGGAAAGTTCTAAATGATTCACCGCCAGCCGTTCGATCCCTTAATGGGTCAAACGTCGCGCCGGAGGTTTGCAACATATCTGATGCTCGCCTAGTTGCTGCCGCGCCGGAACTATTGGCCGCGCTCTATGACGCGCTGCCCTATGTCGAGGACGTACTGGCCGACCCAGCGCAGCTAGCCTGCTTCAAGTCTGGCATTGTTCAGCGTCATGCAAAAGCTATCCGCGCAGCTATTGCGAAAGCGGAGGGGGAACAATGACCCACGCACCCGGCCCTTGGCAGATAGACGATCACGCCATCAAATCAATAGACCACGGACGCCGCTATACCGTGGCGACGGTCAAGAACAATAGTTTCACGCCGGAGGCTAACGCCGCTAACGCCCGCGTCATAGCAGCCGCGCCAGACCTTCTAAACGCCTGCATACGGGCTTTGCTGCTGTTGTCTGACCCTGAGGCCGATGAGAACGAGGCCGATCGCGTGACGCTCGTTCTAGTGGATGCCCTCCGGCTGGCTGGTGCGCTGGACAGCAAGCTGGAGCTGACATGATCCTGCTGGACGTAATCAAAGGCGCGATTGTGGTCTATGTGCTGGGCCGGGGGCTTATCATTAAGGACTGAGTGGAAACATTACCACCAAAGGCCCTCGCTCATGCGGGGGCTTTTTTTTGGGCTTGCATCGTGGCGGGAGCGGGCCTAAGATTGCTCCTGTTGGCGTTGCACCCGACGAGAGAGCCCTGACACATGCTTCCGCCTCCGGTACTACGGGGGGTGCAACCGGAAGCAGTTGTCAGGGCTTTTTTGTTTGCATCGCCGACCGTAAGGCTGCGTTAACTACATGGGCCAGACATCCGTCCATGACCAAAAGGGAGACCATGCCGGTTAAACGTGACCGGACCACCTATTAATCGAGCCGGGTGGGCACAGGAATTTGCGCGAGTCTGTGAGGAAACCGAGTCAACCACGTAAGACTGAAGCGGTAAGCCGGAGGCGGCAGGGTGTACCGGGCGAAAGCCATAAAACACTACTCGGATGGAAACAGCGCACGGCAAGGGAGCACGGACTTTTGTGCCCCGACCGAACTCGGGTGGTGGAGAACTCCGCCGCTGGGGAGCCAACGGAGACAATACCCCGAGCGGGGGAGTCATCCGGTGGCGGCTCGATCTATGGGGAAACGGAAATGAACTTTTCAAAAGGCCAAATCGTTCTGTGGACGCCGATTTATTTCCGCTGGGACAAGCCCGCCCTCGTTCCGATCATACGGATTTACCGCTGCGGCTCCGCTCTGCTGGCGAACGGCAAAACCACTAGCCCAGATGGCATCGTGGAATGGGACAATGGCACCCTGCTTGGGAAAGTAACCGCACCATGACCACCATCGTAAACATCACCCTCGTTCAAGAGGGCGACTCAATTAGGGTACGGTCTGATGCGTTGGGGTCAGATGAGGAAGTGCTGAGTCTTAGCCTACAGCTACTCTCTCACCTGATGATGCTTGAGAACATCAGCCCCGAGCTGGTGACCGTGGAATTCCCGACGATCACCGCTCATGCTCACTAAATCCTGAGCAGTTTCAGGACGGACTGCCCCGTCCGAAATATACCATCCCTGAGATGATGGTCGTTACAGTCGCCAAGTTCTGGACTCATCCAGAAAGGCCAGCCGATATCCCGCGCCACCCGCTCGCCCGTACCGGATGCGTCGTGGTCAGCGATGACGAATCCACCCGGTAATGTTTCCGCGATCTTCGCCATGTTGCCAGCGGAGAAACAAACGTGGATGGTGTAGCGACGTTTATATGACTTTAAGATCATACGAATGCTGAGGGCTGTAGCGTAGCCCTCACACAGAATATGCGGACCCTTGTTGTCGATAACGTACTCCGCGCCGCCTGTACGCTGACCTAGCAGGAACTTCTTTCCTCCATCCTCATCGATGAGCTGGACGCCGACTAGGTTGGCCCCGATCCGCATAGGGATGACGAGAATCTGCTGGCCCTCGCGCAGCCAGACGTTCCCGACTTCATCAGGGAAGCCCTTGCGCTTGAGGTAGGGATGGCTAGCGTACTGACACTGACTCAGTATCCATGCCGCCCGCTTCGCTGCTTCCCGCTGCCTCTCTGCTGTCTCCTGAGCTTGCCTGTGGAGCTGTTCAGATACGTCGCGGCGGTTGATCGTGACCGGAGTGTCAGGCTTCCAGACGGAAACGCTTATCTCAGTCGCATGGTTCTGAACGAAGCCAGCATCTCCCATAAACTTGACCGCGCCGTTTCTATGCTTGGGCTTGTCCTCTGTGGGGTAGCGTTTCCATACACCGATAGGCGGGAGGTGGTTAATCAGAACCCCATGCAACTGACAGAAGGTTATGAAGTCCATTCTTCCACCTTATTTATTCTTGCCCCAACCCATTTTGCAACAGGTATCGCCCATGAGTTACCGAGTGCTTTATATCTTGGGGCATCTGGACAACTTTCATACGTTATGTTTTTATAACCTATTTTTGTATAGCCCACTGGGAATCCCATAAGCCTTTCAACCTCTGTTACCGTTAGCCACCTAGGATGACCGTTATGAATAATGCAGTGTCCTACTTCGGCGCTGTAGTTATCGCGTGAAATTCCAGTGCGCGTCGTAACGGTGCCGACAATTTCTGTCTCCGAGATTTGTTTCTTTGTTCTCTTGTTAATATCCCCTGACAGGCTTTCGCGCTCAAAAAGAACCGCTGCGGCACGGTGCCAGTCTCCAATATTTCCGACAACGAACACACGCTTGCGTCGCTGGGGCAGTCCAAAATACTGAGCGTCAAGCACCCTATATGCGAACCCATACCCGCACTCTGCCAGCCCTCCGAGGAAGGATCCAAAGTCCCGTCCTCCGTTGGAGGACAGAACGCCGGGGACATTTTCCCAGACCACCCACTTGGGTTTATATCGTTTAGCAATGGCAAGAAATGTAAGCATGAGGTTGCCACGCGGATCAGCCAGTCCTTTTCTAAGTCCGGCGACTGAGAAAGATTGGCAGGGGGTTCCTCCACAGAGAACATCGATAGTTGCATCAGGCCATTCCTTCCATAAATTCATATCGCCAAAGTTTGGCGTATGAGGGTAGTGGTGTTTCAAAACAGCGCATGGAAATGATTCAATCTCGCTGAATCCAACGGCATTCCAGCCAATTGGATTCCAGGAAACGCTCGCTGCTTCGATGCCGCTGCAAACGGATAGGAATCTCATCACTTCCTCCCCTTGCCCTTGAGGTATTTGATTAGGCTGGCCCTGACTGCCTTGTCGAACTCAGGAGAAGGCAAAAGCCAAGGCGCATCATCCAAACCCCTAGGCCAGACGCCAAACTTTTCCTTGTAGGTATGCGCCGCTCGCCCAGCAGACCAGCCTTCCACGCGCATCTTGTATTGGCACATTGACCACCACTTTTGTTTATCTACCTTGGGTTTGTTGTCAGATTGCAACTCATGCATCTCGCCGGGGACGGATGAAACTGCGTTCTTGCGTTCACGGACATATCCGCAGTGAGAACAAGTGTCAGAACCCTTCGGCCATACGGCAGAGCAGGACGGGCACTTAGAGTCCTCCTTCTCCTTGGTGGTGGGTTCTTTCTTCGCCTTCTCTGCGCCGTCATCCAGTTCATCTATCCCATCGTCATAAATCTTGTCCCAATCATCCTTAAACCGCAAATAGTTGCCGGAGAAATCAAGCCACGTTGCAAACTGTTTTGAGTGGTGAGTGCGCATAACACGACCCATTTGCTGTATATGTGATGACAACGACTTGGAGAATGGTCTGGCTGATATACCTATATGCACATCATCTACTGAAAACCCTTTTGTCAGGATATCAACGGCGCAAATGCCATGTATATCTGTGTCTGGCTTTGAGAAATCTTCAATCAAATCCTTCTTAAATTGATCGTCATCCCTGTATGAAATGCTTACAAAGTTATACCCTTGCGCCTGAAATTGTTTAGCTAAGTCTGCCCCGTGTTCTACCCCGGCGCAAAATACAATTGTTTTGACGGGGCGACCGTATATTTCATGCGTTTTCTTGACCCATTCGGCAACAACGTCACCCGTGATTTTCATGCCTCTTGAGGACGCTTCCTTATCGGACCATTCACCAGCAATCTTTTTGGCTCCAGTCATGTCAATTTCTTTTGAAATAAACACCCTCAAAGACGCAAGTAATTTTGTGTCTACAAGCTCTTTTGTTGTTACCGGGTTAATTACGTTGGTGTATGTTTTACCAAGCCCCTTTGTTATTGGCGTCGCCGATAGTCCAACAACTTTGATGTGCGGGTTATTCTTTATAAATTCAATTGTTGATTTTCTTGAGCAGTGACACTCATCAATAATCAGAAGCCGAGTGTCAGGCACCGAACCACGCGCTTCCAAAGTTTGGGCAGAACAAACTTGTATGTATTCGCCCGGCCTGTATCTCCAGTGACCAGACTGAAGCACTCCGTGATCTATGCCGTACTTGTCTAAGCGTTGTGAAGTCTGGTCGCACAGCACAATACGGTCAAGAATCATGGCAGACCGCGTTCCCTTTTTCTTTGCTGCATCCAGAAGAGCAATAGCAACTTCAGTCTTCCCAAACCCAACGGGGGCTGCAAGTATTTGCGCTCTATGCCCTTGCGCAAACCCTTCCCTAAGCATTTCAATAGCTTTGTTTTGTGCCGTCCTTAGCTCAAGCGTAATGGATTTAGACATATTCCCACCTACTGCCAGCTTTCTCTACACCTTTGCATATTGCTTCTGATACTATTTTTGCAGAACCGCCAACACTGCGCGAAGCATCTGCTGCGCTTGCGAATAGCGCCCCATCACTTAGCCTTCTAACTTGTTTGCTTCTAGATTTTATCGCCGCAGATTTGGAGTTGCGCCTTCTTTCGTTTTCTTTCTCATCCCATTTGCGCTGCAACTGTTCATAAGTTACGTCATTACCGACAAATGCCCAAAATTCACCAGCAAACTTCCACCCGTTTTTAATTGCCGTAGATAAGTTGTCCGCGCTTTTGATGTTGTAATGCCGCGCCACTGCATACCCAGATGGAAACACGACACCATCAGAGAGCCTAACTACAGGCTTGCTTTTGGATGCAATACGTTTTTCTATTACGCCGCTATCGAATAGGGCGCAGTCTGCTATTTTGGAAATGTTGTAGGACGGTTTGAGTTCGTCCATCAATGACTGCTCAAGCTCACGCAAGTGCTTACGATCAAGCACGCAGACATATTCAGTGAATGTCAGGCCGTCTACGCCATACTTGGCAGCGGCATTTCTCAATGCGCTGTTAATGTGATTTCCGTCGCGCAGTTGTCGTCTGTGCGCAGAGAGGCGCTTTTTCACATTGGTTGCGCTTCCAATGTAAAAGTTACCTGACGGTGATTCAATCTTGTAGATTCCTATCATGTATGTCTCCTGCCAGCATACAAGCCTGCTGGCGTAGGCTTAGATCAAGCGGATTGCTTCTTAATCTGCCGCTGATAAGAGGCAATCGACTTCTTGAGTTCGGCGTTCTCCTTCTGGAAGGTGTCCCGGCTGATCTTCAAGCTGGCGTTCTCCAGTTCCAGCAGAACGATCTGGCTACGGAGTACAGCAATCGTTTCCGTGGCTGCTGCTTTATCCTCTTCAGTACCTTCCATCCCGGCAACAGCAAGCCTATCGGTAAGGGCTTGGTTCTCCGCGATCAGAGACTGGACTGCTTCGTCCTCTTCGTAGCTGGACTCTTCTTCCACCGGAGCCGCTTTGGGCTGTGGTTTTTTAGAGACAACCACTCGCGGGGTGGAAACATTACCACTCATCTCGGCCCTGATCCTGCCGATGAAAGGATGTGAGAACCCGCAGTGACGGGCAATCTCACGGTCAGGCAGGTCCTGCCACTCGAAATCATTCAGCAAATTAAGGACGATCTGCCTCTTGTCAGCATGAGTCCTGCGAAGTCCGTGAGTCTGGTTTGCGCCGTAGCTCCACCAGATAGCGTCCCTCAGAGTTCCGCGCTGGACATCAGCCTGGATGGATGCCCTGCCGATTCGATTGCTCGCATGGAGCCGGTGGTAACCGTCAGCGAGGTAGTAGTTCACCCCATCGTACATGACCGTTACGGGCGGGAACTCAGCTCCGGCCTCCATAGCAGCCGCGTAGTCTGAAACAGTGTCCTCGCAGATAGCTACTCGGCTTTGTGTGCCCTCATCGATGATGATGGACTTAGCATTGATCGTCTTCAATTAGAACCCCTAGTTGTCCAGCCAAGAAAAAAGTACCGCCAATATCCCTGAATGTTTTTGTTCGTGTACTGCTTGCCGTTCCACGCAGGGGCGTCCCGGCCTTTCGCCATCATCAGTGCTTCAAAAACTTGCCTCGCTTGATCCATAGTGACTCCTTGTTGTGGTGGCGTAGTGTACGCTTTTTCCCACCTAGCTGTGCTTTGTTGTGATCAGGCAACATCGGTGCAACTACTAGGTTCTGGTGCTAGACATGAGCCAGCTTGGGTGGCATAGTCCGTTCCACACAAGGAGGCGACATGGAAGAGAGAGAGGAAATTGAGAGGCTGAGAGACATCAATTCGATGCTACTCAAGCAACTGATAGAAAAGATCGAGTGTTCGTACTTTTGCGCTCTACCAGAGTGCGCTCAACAACTAAGGAATAGCAATGACAAATACTGCAAAAATTCGGAAACTGCTGGCTGATGGGATGGCCCCTGGTGACATTGCCAAGCGGCTGAAGGTAAACCGACAGTCAGTGTACGGTGTTCGGTACTACGACAAGCACAAAGTCACAACCCGTCCCGTTGGGCGTCCGAGGAAGGTCATCCCTACGGTTCCAAAATCGTTTTGGCAAACACTTAAGTCACTCTTCATCTAGGAGCAGTCATGAAAGGCAAACTTTCCACCCCAGACCAGCAACGTGCCACCCAAGAGATGCAGGACAAAGCTCTCCGTGCATGGGCGGCTGACCATCAGATCGGGACCAAGCCGCAATCCTTTGTAGAAAAGGTGCGTTCTCCCATCAAATCAACAAAAAACATTAAGCGATGAAAACAAAACTGCTTTCTATGTCTAGACGGCTCTGGAATGTTCCTTACGTTCCGCAAGAGGTTAATCGTGCTAATCAAAGAAAGTGGGCCGAAGCGGTCATTAGATTGGGTGACCGCTGGCTGCTGGCACAACATCATCAACGTCAATGAAATGCCCGGAGTGTGGAGTATGGACAATAGTTCTATCGACACGGAACGGTTCGACCCGTATACGCGAGTGCGCCAACTTGCACCGATTCCAAACACAAGAAGCGATGGTTGGCCCTTTCTTTTCACCTCAAAAGAGGGGGGTTTCTACATCAACCAAGAAGCGCCTAGAAAGAAAGTCAAAATCAATACTGAAGAAATGACGGAGGCATTCCTATGATTGATCTAGTTTCAACCCGGCCCGGGACCAGTGAAGAGGATGCTCGCTGCGCCCGCTTGCTGACTGCGGTTATCAGTACGGCCATTCAAGACGCTGGCGAGCAGCCAAGCAACGAAGAGATCAAGAAGCAGCGCAACCTATGCAAAGCACCTTGTGCCGCTATCCATTGGTTGTTCGATAAGGAGTCACTGTTTCCTCTTTACTGCTCCCTGATCGGCGTTGACGCTGAATCAATCAGGAAAGCATTGCTTGAGATTAACTCCGACCCGGGATCGCCAGCCGACAAGACTTTCCGCCCAAGCCAGCGTCGCGCTATCCGTATGCGCTACAGGTGGCTAGCGAACGACAAGGACGTTAACTTCAAAGCGGAGGACTACGATGATGAGTAAACTCCACATCCCTAGAATCCCAAAGGGCTGCGACCAACAGGGCCGGTTCCCTGAAGCTGGTAACAATGAAAACTACCAGCCTTGGTATAGCTGGGCTGATCTTGCTTGGAGCCTTGCTTTGGCTATCGCCATCCTTGGCTTCCTTGGAATTGTTACCGGGTGGCTGATATGAAGGCGGCATGGCCCGGGACTCCCGGTGGTTATGTGCCTTACGCTTGGAAAGACTTGGTTAAAGAAGCAAGCGCCCGAGTTCGCCAGCGTGAAAACCACAAACGTCAGGAATGCTTCAGCAACCTGAAGGAAGCGAAGGTTAAGAAGAAATGAACGTCAAGCTGATGTGGGTTACGCCAGAGGCTGATTACATGGTTGCCAACATCGCCCGTGTCAGCAATCCAGACAATCAGGACAGCCGCAGCATCATCGGCTTGCTTCAGTACATGATGCGTGAAGGTCATGTAAGCCCATTCGAGATGGCTCATGCCTGCCTTGAAATCAATACCACCCGCGACATTGGGCGGCAGATTCTCAGGCACCGCAGCTTCTCTTTTCAGGAGTTCAGTCAGCGGTATCAGTCTGTGGACAAGTTGCCGGAAGCACCGCTTCGTGAGTGCCGGATGCAGGATGAGAAGAACCGGCAAAGCAGTCTGGAGACTGATGACACCCACATCATTGAGGCATGGGAATTTGCACAGCAGGAAGTTTTGTACTGCGCCGAAAAGAACTACCGGCATATGCTGGGGATGGGCCTAGCCAAAGAACAAGCGCGGGCGCTGCTGCCCGAAGGGCTGACGGCCAGCCGGATGTATATGTCGGGTAGTTTTCGTAGCTGGATTCATTACCTTCAGAGCCGACTGCATCCCAGCACACAGAAGGAACACCGGCTGATTGCTGAAGAGGTGTTGGATATCCTGCGCGGCACGGCACCGATCATCATGAAAGCATTTTTCCCTACGGAGGTGGTGGAATGAACAGAGAAGACATCAACTGCATGGCGCGGGAGGCTGGTGCAGGGGAGTGGGGTGACAGCGTTATCCCGGCAATGATGGATATTGAAAAGTTCGCCGCCCTTGTTGCCGCTGCCGAGCGTAGAAAGTTTTGTGCGACGTTACGACAGCTGCACGATGTTTATTCCCTGCAAAGTGATGTTTCCGGCCTTCACGCAAGGAGCAATCAATGAGAGCCTTCCAAATCTCTGCCCTAATTGAGACTGCCGTGAGGGATGAGCGGGAGCGCGGGATTATACGCAGCAATGCGCTGGAGGATGCGGCACGGCAGGCGCTGGAGGCGTTGGCAAACCCGTGGGAAGCCGGTGCTGAAGGCGTGGCAGATGCCATCGTATCCCTCCGCGCCGCGCTTGCAGAGCCGGAGCAGGAGCCGGTGGCGTGGATGGATGAACACGGACACGTTGATCATGGGTGGGACGCAATTCTTGACCCAACGGGATGGACGCCACTCTACGCCGCCCCACCCCAGCGCAAGCCGCTGAGAACAGTTATCTACGCTTGCCCAATATGCGCGGCCAGTTTGGAGAGGCAGGAATGAAAACCTGCCGCACCTGCCAACAAGCCAAGCCACTAGACGCCTACCGTGGCACGCGCAGCATGTGCCTTGCCTGTGAACACGCTCGCAAGCGAGCGTGGTATGCGGCGCAGTCGGTCAAGCCGCACCAAACAGTTGAAGGCAAGCAGTACTTCCAAGATTGGTACGCCGCCAACACCGAGCAGATCAAGGCCAGAGCGGTGCAGTGGGCAAAGGACAACCCCGACAAGCGCCGCAATGTGTGCCGAGAAAACATGGCCCGCCAGCGACAAAAGCTCAACAACGCCTATGTGCGCCGGATGCTTGCCCAAAGCGTCGGACTCAAGGCCGCAGACATGCCCCAGCCGCTGGTGGAAGTCCAGCGCGAACTACTCAAGATCAAGAGGTACATCCGTGAACACAGCATCTGAATTGCGGGCAGAACTTGCCGCCGTATTCGCCCAACTCAAGGCTGGTGCGATCAAGCCCAGTGAGGCCGCAGAACTTGCGAATCTTGCCGGGAAGATGATTGCATCGGCCAAGGTGCAAGTGGAGTACGCCGCGCTGCGCGAGGACGTGCCGTTGATTGCGTTTTTAAGGGACGATAGCGATGTGGCCTGATGACGACGACACCCCAGAACCCGCTGCGTGGATTAACTTCAACGCGGCAACGAGCGAACGCAATGTGAGTTTTGTCTGCGAGAGCGAACTGGCATCGATACCGCTGTGGCCGGAGTCTCCACGAACCCAGCGCAAGCCGCTGAAGGAGGAGGAGATTATTTCTGCGGCAAAGCAAACCAATAGCGCAGAACCCGGTCGAGAAGGTTACATCCTGCCAATTTTATTTGCCCGCGCCATCGAGCGGGCACATGGGATAGGAGACAACACTTGACAAAACTCACCCCGGTCATTACCGACCACCACAAAGAGCAAGCTGCGGCTGTGCTGCACGAGGCGCTAGACGAGAACCCAGATACCGTGATCGTGCTGTGCTTCTGGAAAGACAAAGGACAGTTCAAGATCAAGGTG